ATGGCGACAAAGCTGACAGCTGACTTTTTATGATCCCGCCATGAGCGGGATTTTTTTCGCCTGGAGTTCATCCCTTATGCCATTTACGAGACCGACGCTCTCGGAGCTGCGATCGCGGGTAGCATCCGATATCACCTCCGGCCTTCCCACCGCTGACGGTTTACTTCGCTTTTCCAATCTTCAGATCATCGGCAAGGCTGTAGCAGGGCTGGGCCATCTGAACTATGGATATCTGGATTGGATCGCCAAGCAAGCAGTGCCCTACACCTCATCGGGCGAGTATTTGTACGCCTGGGGCGCACTGAAGAACGTCTACCCGAAGACTGCGTCATTTGCTTCAGGTGCTGTCACCTTTCCCGGAACCGTTGGTGCCGTGATCGATATCGATACGGAGATCACCCGTAGCGACTCAGTGACGTTCACCGTACAAGCAAGCGCAACGGTTGGCGTTGGCGGGATGGTAACGGTTCAGGTAAAGGCGGATGTGGCTGGCGAACTGGGCAATACACCGGTAGGTAGCCTGATGACTCTCGGGGTATCAATTCCCGGGATTCCATCCAGCGGGGCAGTGACGACCGTTATCACGGGCGGTGCCGAGCAGGAGGAGGACGATGCCTTCTTTCAACGCATGCTGGAGGCTTACCAAAACACACCAAACGGAGGGTCTATTACCGACTACCCGATCTGGGCAAAAGCAGTCCAGGGTGTGACGCGGGCGTGGTGCGCCCCGAACAGTTTCGGTGCCGGAACCGTTGTGGTCTATGTGATGTTTGATGAAGCCAACGCGGATCATCAGGGATTTCCTCAAGGTACAGATGGTATTTCGTCCAGCGATAACCGGGTTACCCCCGGTAACCTTGCCACCGGCGATCAGCTCATAGTGGCCAACAGCATTTTTCCACAACAGCCGGTGACGGCAATGGTCTACGTCTGCTCGCCAATCGCAGCCCCGAAAAATTTCACGATCACTGGATTGACAGGGGCTTCGACAGCCACCCGTAACGCCGTTGCGGCAGCCATCGCAGAAGTATTCGTAGAGCAGGGGGCTCCGGTGACTGATGGGTCCTTTGTGGCGCTGTCTGATATCGACTCAGCGATTGCGGCAATCGCATCGACCAAGGGGTTCGTGATCACGTCGCCTGTTGCGAACATCCCGAACATCCTCGGTTACCTCCCCACTCTCGGCACCATTACCTATAGCTGATCCCTTATGCCAAAGCCTTCATTCTCCAGCGCCGATTTCACATCCGCGCTGCTTGGGCTGCTCCCGCGTGGCCGAGTTTGGCCGAAAGAGCTCAGCAGCGTTCACGCGCAGGCAGTCTCCTGCTTCGCCCCAACCTTCCAACGACTCAGTGATTCCGCCTTGGGTTTGCTGGTCGATGCTTTTCCCTCCACAGCCGTGAATCTTCTCGGTGAGTGGGAGTTGACGCTTGGCTTGCCTGACCCCTGCGCGGGGGTGTCGCCGACATTTCAAGGTCGCCGCAACCAGGTCGTGGCCCGATTTACCAATACGGGCGGCCAGTCCATCCAGTTCTTTGAGGCCTTCGCGCTTGGCCTGGGGTACTCGGTAACCGTCACTCAGTACGCCCCTTTCCGATGTGGTCAGAGCGCCTGCGGACAACAGCTCGGAGCCGAGGACTGGTTTTTTACCTGGGCCATCAATTCTGCGCTCAACACCATCACCTACTTCCGTACCGGGCAATCAGCCATGGGTGACCCACTGGCTTCCTGGGGGAACTCGGTGCTCGAGTGCGAACTCAGCGAAGCCAAGCCGGCGCACACCATTCTTCAATTCCATTATTCGTGAGGCCCTAGATGTATCAAATTGATAATTCGACAGCGGTGGCTTCCATTCCCGCCAGTACCACCGCCGGTACCTCCGGGTTTTTCACTGACGGGAACCCGGCGACTGGTGTGCCGGCAACGATCATGCCCGCTGAATTCATGAATATGCTCATGATGGAAGTGCTTAACGTATTAAGTGCAGCAGGCGTAACTCCATCCAAGTCGAGCTTCACTCAGCTCACCACAGCAATTCGGACGGTCAATAAGCAGTCGACAGTCCTCGTCGATACAGGTACCGCAGGGGTCTATAAGGCTGTAAACGTTCCAGCGCTCACCGCTCTTCCCGCATCAGGGTTTGTGCAAACTGTCCGTATCGTGAATGCGAACCCAGGCGCCGCAACTTATGCTCCTGATGGACTTGCTGCCAAGCCAATTTATGGTCTTGGGCTGCAACCATTGCAAGGTGGCGAGCTTCCACCGGGCATCGCCGTTTTTATGTACCTGGTGCAGGCCGGTGTAAACGGTGGTAACGGCGCCTGGATTCTTCTTGATTCCCTTGGTGGTGCGTTGCCAGTAGCCCCGGCCACCCAAAGCCAGCATGCTGTTCAGTTCGGACAGGTTCGCGCGCGACTTACCGCGAACCTTACAGTTTATGTGGCCACGACCGGTGCCGACATCGCAGGTAACGGCCTGACTGTAGGTACTCCGTTTCTGACCGGGACCTACGCCTACAACTTCATCCAGCGTAATTACGACCTGAACGGCTTTAGCGTTACCATTCAACTTGCCAACGGCTCTTATGGGCAGATCATTTGCACAGGCCAGTGCGTTGGAGCTCAAGGTGCTGCCGTAACGATCAATGGAAGCGCGACCGCCTCAAACGTGACGATTGCAGCAACTGCAAACGGGCAAGGTCTTCTGTCTGCCGGCGGGGGCGCACTGATCATTGCGAGTGGCTTTACGGTTTCTGGCGGGGCGTTCACTGGATGCACGGGCCTGATCACCTCTGCAACGAGTTCGATTCTGTTCTCGAACATCACGTTTGGGGTAATGCCGAGCGGGTCGCACATGCAGTCATCTGGTCAGATCCAGGCTTCTGGCACCTATGCCGTGACCGGATCCGCCGCGCAGCACTTTGCGGCTACGAATGGTTCCATCACAACTTCAGCCGCGGTAACAATCACCGGCACTCCAGTGTTCAGCCTTGCATTTGCCTATGCGCTTCAGTGTGGGACTATCGTTGCGCCGAGCTCCAGCGGTGCATCTTTTACCGGCGCGACTACCGGGGCGAAGTACTCCGCAACGTTGAACGCGGTGATCAATACGTCTGGGTCTGGTGCGAGCTTCTTCCCCGGAAGTGTTGCAGGCTCAGTTTCTACTGGCGGCCAGTACGCGTGATCAATTAATTATGGAATCGATGATGGGGGTCAAAGCTTTGAAAGTTTGCCCTGCTTTGATTCCATAAAGCTGATCATTGGGGTGGGCGCAATCACTCAGCATGGACTTCCAGTTGGGGATTGTCTGTATATGGTCGTACGCCGCAACCAGAGGTGCATTCATTAATGTTGCTGTGTTGCGTAGCGCTGTTACAAATTTGTAAAGATTTCCAACTGTTGGTTGGTAGCAGGTTGGGTTTGGCTCTTGCAGGACAACAATTTTCCCGTTGTCTCTGGCTGTTTGTATGATCCAGCTAATAATGTTTCCGTAGGTCTCTGGTGTTTCCTGGAACATCCCCGGCGGCGGACTAACGTTATACATTTGGTCATTAAGTGCATAGTTGATGATGACAATATCAGCATTAGACTTTGCCATCTGTGAAGACCATGCTCGGTTCCGTCCGTCTGTACCGCTCAGTAGTTGATACGCCTGAGTTCCACCTACGCCGTTATTGATCACGGTTATATTTTTTCCGAACCTGGCTTGAAGCAGGTCTTGCAGCTGGTTTGGCTCACTGTTAGGGGTTGTTGTCAGCACACCATTGATGGTTTGCGCGCCCAGCGAGGTCGAATCCCCATAGACCTCGAGGAGTATTTGCTTTGAGGTCGCGGAGCTGGCAGAAACACATATGGCGAACACAGATGAAATTGCGATTACAATAATTGCTAAGTATTTCGATTTCATTATTGACCCCCAAAAATAATAGCAGTCTCAAGTCAAGACTTAATGGCTGGTATGGTATCAGAAAGCGGCGTTCAAATCATCATTACGGTTCGGCTGTCTTATATCTTTTAAGGTGTTGTTGCTAGTTTATATTTCTGAATTTCAGTTGTGGCTACTTTCGTTTTATTTATTTTATGAGGTGCGAATATGTACGATCCCTCTAATTGGTATTGGGTTGTTGGTGGTGATGAAAAGAAACTGTGGTCAAGCTTTGCTGCAAAGTTTGTTGGGAAGTCTGATGGCGCATATCTTTTGTGGCTGAATGTATATGGAGCACCGTCGCGTATCGGAACTCTGGAAGAGCTGGGCGATGTTCTCGGATCCCAGTTTTTACAAGGTGCGCCGGCTACACCAAATGTCGTACGAGAGAAGCGCAGGAAGCTTCTTTCGCTGGCGAGCAACGCGGTGAACACCCTCGAGGATGAAGGCAAGCCAGCGGGAAGCTTTCGCGCTTGGCGGGTTGCGCTCCGCGAAGTACCTGAGCAGGAAGGTTTCCCCGACTCGGTGGAGTGGCCAGCAATGCCGGAGGATGTCCCATTGCCAGATGCGCAGGTTGCAGCCATCTCTGAAGTGCTCGACCACCCATAAATGAAACCAAACAACCTGCCCAACGCCCGTCCAGTTGCGGGCTTTTTTACGCCCGGAGAAAACATGACCGTTACTGATAAAGACCGAGACATCCTCGCCCGCACACTATGGGGTGAGGCCCGCGGTGAAAGTTTGGCCGGCCAGATCGCCGTGGCCTGGACGATCCGCAATCGTGTGAACGATGGCAATGACAAGTCGTGGTGGGGGGAGGGCTACACCGGTGTATGCCAGAAGCCGTACCAGTTCAGCTGCTGGAACAAGACGGACCCGAACTATCAGTTCCTGATCGGGGTGAAGGTAATCTCGTTCCGCGAACTGGCTCAGGCGCGGATCGCCGCTGAGCAGGTGATTGACGGCAAGGTGCCAGATCCCACCGGTGGTGCCACGCACTACTACGCGACCACCATGCCGAAAGCTCCGGACTGGGCGGCGAAGGCCAAACAGACGTTGAAACTCGGCCACCACGTCTTCTTTAAGGATGTGCCGTGATGACACCTGCACAGAAGCTGCTCGGCCTGCTGGCGCTGATCGTCATGCTGATGGCGGGAACTGCGGCGGTGACTTGGAAGGTGCAGGATTGGCGCTACGGAAAGCAGCTGGCCGAGCAGGCCGGCACCCATCAGTCCGACCTAACCAACATCAGCAATGCAGCTGCCGCTCAGGTGCGCACTGATCAGGATAAGCGTCTGGCGCTAGAGCAGCGGCTGTCGACCAGCGAACAAACCCACTACAAGGAACTGAGCGATGCTCAAACCAACCAAGCTCACCTGCGCGATCGCCTTGCCACTTCTGATTTGCGGCTGTCAGTCCTCCTCGACGCTACAGATTCAACCGGTGGCTGTTCAGTGCCAGCCGGTGCCGAAGCCGGCGGCGTGGTTCATGGAGGCGCGCGCGCCCGACTTGACCCAGCGCATGCTCAACGAATTATCGCCATCACCGATGAAGGTGACCGGGGATTGATCGCGCTGGCGGCGTGTCAGGCATATGTAAATGAAGTCTCCGGCAGGAGATAGGTGATAAAAATCAAATGAGTGGCAAAATCTTAAGCACATGCTCTAAGCTATGTTGCATTCCAAAATAAGTAGCCATTGACATTATACGGTCTAGGTCTATGTTTTTTTGCGTGTCAATAACTTTCTGGCTGTCGTGCCAACTAATTAGCGTCATGGCGGTGTTTTTTAGATTTGCTTGCTCCACAAAATCAAACGTTTCATCTTCATGGCTTAATACATGAAAAGCTATAGGTCCTATCTTAAGTGCGGTTGATATTAGTCCTGCGACTAAGGAGCCCTCAAATGTTCTTCCGACATGAATGACTCTGTGGAAAGCCTGAATCTCATTTCCGTCGCATCGGCCTATCCATACTCGAGTGTTTTTGGGAATGTTGCTATCCGTAAATATGGGGTGCCAATGTTTTTTTGAGTAGCCAAGTGTGTTGCTTTCAGTGTGTGCCCACTTAATTGCAATCAGTGTTGCCCATACTGAAAGGATTTTTTGTTCTTCGGGTTGTAATTGGTGTTCTTTGTCGTTGATAAGGTTTTCATAAATAGGGATTATTTTTTCTTCAAATTGGCTAAGCCATTCTCCATTACACGGCTGGCAGAATTTTTTAATTTTGGTGGTGTCAATAGGGTTGGATGATCTTTTGGGGTAATTGTCTTTAGTTATGTGACCATCTTTTGTTAAGGTGGAAAGCTCCCTGTTATATGAGGAGGGAGTGCTAGGTAGGTCTAGTTTTGTTCCAATCCACTTGGGGAAAACGTGTTCGTAAGTTGTTGAGCTTTCGCCGCAGAATATACAGGTGTTTTTGAATTGTTTATTTTACATATTGTTATCCGTTGTTTTTTATATTGAAGATCTCTACAAGGTATTTACCTTGGCTCAGAGCCCGAATAGCGGGGTTGGAGTGTGAGGGTGCCTACGTTTTAGGTAGGAAAAAGCACGCTAAACATGACGTTTCGGACGCAAATTCCGCTATCTGGAGTTCACGAAGAAAAATCCCGTTAAGAAAGCAAAACCCCGAAGGCTCGCGACTTCGGGGCTTCTATTTTCACCGGCATCCCTTAATGACAGGTGAACGTGCCGGCGAGAATACCAGCGTTGAATCGGCGATTCACTACTGCGATAGGTGGATTGTGTTCGTTCGGCAGGACGCCGGAGGTGGGATTTTACTGCGGGAAAATCTTCCCCAAAATGCAACCGTTTGGACCAGTGTTTATTGGGTTCTAAAGAGTCGCAAAATGTGCTGCTTTTTGTGGTCTATTTGTATATCAAGGCCTTGATTATAAAGGCCTTTGTCGGTTTCTATGCGGCATCCCAGGCTTTGATGCCGTAAAGCTCTAAGTGCTTGATTTCATTGGGCATAAATTCTTCCCCAAAACTTCCCCAATATCGCCCAAAAATTCAGCCGTCAATTATGCCACGTCGATCCACTCTGCGCCTCGACTGTCGCGGTACAGGTCGGTCATTGTGGCCGAA